CTCTGACCCAATACCATCTTTGATCACCAACGCCTATGGGATCGTTTGTTGTCGCGGCAGAATGAAAAAACGTGGTCATCAAGCCTCGACCGATTTCTACAGCGCCAGACCAGTTGGAGGTTGGAGAAGCATAATAGACTAGCGCATCAAATAAACCAGTGTTCTGAGGAGCAATACAATTTAGCTCTATGCCACTTATATCCCCAATCGCTGTTAAATTTTGCGGATCTGGAATGCCAGCAAACCCTTCTGCAATCACGCCGTCTGCCGAAACTGTAGAATACTCAGGAACCGTCATATCAGCGTATGAGCCAGAGTCATCTTCTTGCAATGTCAGCATCACACCATCATCGCCGCCGTTATTGAACGACCAACCAAGGCACTGGAAGACCTTGTTTGTCCAATTCAGCTCTTCTATTGATACCGTGACGCGATCACCGACTGCAACTCGTAACCCCGCTAGATTAGCTGGGAAATTTACTGTTTTTTGTTGATCGCTTATCTGAATCATTTTGTTGGCAAGACGTTGTGCCATATAAGATGAATTCGTAAACGGCAACTCAATTTCTTGCTCTAATACTTCGCTGTTATCTCTCAACAAAGCTGATGCAATAGTTACTTTTGGAAATTCACTACTTTTGTATAATTGTTGAGGATCTACGAATAAACCGCCAACAGTGTTAAATCTGTCTGAACGCTCTACAGAAGTTTTTATTGTTACTGATCCAGATAAATCTGTTTCATTTAATGATTCTGTTGGCGCTTCAAATATGCCAGCTTTTATGTAATAAGTGCCGCTAGAATAAATTAACTTTCCATTCATGGCGCTCAATAATTTACTAATGCTTGCTTTGTGACTATCCGTTGCAAACAAAACACCATTTGCAGTAAAACGTTTTTCTTGCCCTCCAGGTACATCCACTAAAACATCGCAAGCATTAGCTGCGGTTTCCACGGCGGTCCAATCAATTTTAGACTGATCAATGCCCATTCCAAATCTGGTATTTATTAAGTAGTCTGCAACAGCAAGTGCGGGATTGCTTGAATACACTATAGAAGCTGGATTGGCGCTTGGCCCTCCTGGCAGCAAATCTAATCGCGGGTCATAAATCTTGCGGCCCTGAACAAGAGCTTTGATATTGTTTGGCGAATACTTGTCCCAAACTTTTTGACTGTCATCGGTAAGCGTAAATTGAGTGTGGATATAAGCTATGCCTTTTCCTTGATGAGCCGCTGTATATCCCAATGGAAATTCAGTTATTAACGTTGAATCAGCAGCTTGTGTTGAAGTTCCAAAGTATTTTTTTATATTAACAATGTCAGCAAATGTTCCGCTGGTTACATTGCCAAAACCATTAATTGTTGAATTTAAAATAACTTGATCGTCTAACCAAATATCCGTTATAGCGTTAACTTCATGACCAGCCAAAGCGATGACATGGTGCATTATTCGATTTTCTGGGCCGCTTACACCAACAAATGTTATAGGCCCAGAAACAAGAGTTTCGCCATATATAACTTTTTGAGGTTCAATCGTGCTTTTGACTGTGGATTGTCTAGTTTTATCATTGTCTGCGACTGAGTATTTGGCCTGAGGTATCGATGACATGTATGCCAAAGCGCCAGCGCCAACAACAACGACTGCGCCTATCACCGCAGCCAAAGTGCCGGTTGCAGCGCCTACTGTAATCGCTGTTCCAATAGCCGTTAAAACAGCTACTATGGCTTGAGGCATATTGACCACCCACAAATCTGATAATTATTTGACAACTTTATTAGTCCTTTTTCAGTCAGGCAAACAACTTTATCGCCTAATTTAATTCCCATTGTTTCGCCGGTAACAGGGAAAAAACTAATTACAGGATCGCCATCAAGCAATTTATCAGATGGTTCGCCAAGAACGCTTGTAATCAATTCTTTCAAGCTGCCAAATTTGGATATTAACAATCCTGCTTCGTATTCGTTGTTGTATGCAAACCCTTCTGCGTAATCTTTGCCGCCAATATGCTTGACAACATGAGCAACAAATTGACAGCAATCAGCATCTCCGTAGTCAAATTGCCTTTTCTTCCAAGCATTCAATGCCTGTATAGTGCGTTTTTGTCTATCGACCACTTCCTGCCTTAACTCCAATCCCATCTAGTATCGCACCTCTTGGAGTGCCAGCAATGGAGTCTGATTTTTTATCACGCCATCGAATCTTGGCCCCTTCTATCTTTGGCAAAAACTCGAAAAACAAATCACCAGGGTAAAAGTCTTGCTGCGATTGAGTCGTATATTTTAGATTTGAAGACCTATCGAATGCTGCTAATTCAGACTCGCATTTGATTGTGATTGTGTCATTTTCAGTGCCCGCCGTTAAAGTCATAACATCCATATGGCCAGACCACATTTCTAACGGATTGTTTAATAACTCATCTTCAGCAGATAATGCGCCAATGTATATTGACACTGGGCGCATGAAATAGTCTTCAGTTAAAGCAACTCCAGCAACTTGAGCATCAAGCGCCGATAAAGCCAAAGTAATTCCATACGGGCTAACATCTGCGCCTTCTTCAAGCTGTCCAACACTGCCTAAATTGCCCACACCAAGCCACTCTTCGTCGCCCCATGTATATGTCCCTAGACTATCATGTATGCGAACAATACCGCTTGCAAAATCAAGCATTACGAACGTAATAATCGAAACGTTAGGCTGGAGAAAAGCTGCCGCACTTTCAGGACCAAATCCTCTACTCATGCTAATACATCCTCGACAGCATCAAAATTAAAAGAAGACAAACCGGCGCTATCATTGGACCAGCCAGATTTAGATGCAAGCATAAAAATGCCTTTCACTGGTGCGGCATAACTAATCGAATCATTGTCTATTGTTGGCTTTCGGATTGGAGGTGCAATTTCTATAGAAATGTTTCCAGCACCATCTGAGCTTGCATCGGTTACGACCATGTGCAGCTCATCATTAAATTCTATATAATCTCCGATTCTGACATAATTTGTGATGCTCAATCCTGTCGTACTGCAAACAAGCACTCTACCAGTTTGACCAGCTCCGTTAACCGTCAATACTCCAGTTCCAACGCCCCTTCTCACAAACGAATGATCCTGCAAAGAAAAGCGATGTTCTTGGCCGTTTAGTTTAACCAAAAAGGCTTGCATCAAAGCTCTGTCAGTACCATGCAAATTCTTAAACGATAAACTGGCCCGCCATAACGAACCTTTTCTGCTTGCCGTTTGAACCGAATTTGCCAACGGTGATCTATATGATTTGGTATTTGTCACCAATTCAAATGTAGTTGATGCGGGAATTATTGATGGAAAAGTAAATATGGTCATGCAAATCGCCTTCTTTTCATCAAATCTTGGATTTTATATATTGTAGCAGCGCTTGACTCTTCCATCGCCATTTTAATCCTGGCATCTACATCTGGTCCCGCGCCTGAAGCGTCAACATTATTGATAATTGTAACGCCTCCACCGCCTATTGCATTTTTTAGGTTTTCATTGGTAGCTATTCGGCCAGAAGTTCCCATTGTCAATAATTCTGGCCCGCGCTCACCAACTAAATATGATTGCCCGCCTCTAACCTGACCGCCTAACGCTCTTGCTCCAGTAGCGGCGGCGCTCAATGCCGCTGTAGCAGCAACAAATGGCGCTGTAGCCGCAACCGCTCCTGCTGCTGCTGCTGGGGCTAAACCTGGGCCAACTATAGGAATTGCTGCTGTAGCTGCAAAAGCATTGATTGCAGCAAGCTGCTGACCAGCTAACGCATTAAAAGTCATCGCCACACCAGCACTTGCTTGAGCTGTCTTGCCCATTAACTTTTCAACAATCCAGTATGCAGCCCATTCTGCCGCCATATTTGACAACGCATGTATTAAGGCTTGAGCCATTCCTGTTGCTAATTGCTTAAATGATTCTTCTGCGCTTTTTGCGCCTGTTACAAATGATTCAAAAGCACCGGCCAAATTACTTTGCAGGCTGGTAGCCATATTAAAACCAAGCATGTCAAGATTGCCCATAGATTCGGAAGTTATCCTCATCCATTCGCTCATGTAAGTTGCTTGTTTTTCTAAATCAGTCGCTCTTTGCTGATCTAAAATATCCGCTATTTCTTCTTGTGCGGCCGAATTTAAAGCAACTGTGGCCTCAGAATATCTTTGTTCGATGGCCATTGTATCTTGGCCTTTTTGCTCTGCCATAATGACCGAAGATAATCTGTCGGCCTCAAGTACAGCCAATTTTTGCGCCAATTGATTATTGATTCGCTCTATTTCTGTATCATCTGCGGCCAATGCTGCGGCCAATCTTTTATCAATGCCGTCTTGCATTGTTTTTAGTTGTCGATCAGCAATTAACTTTTCCCTTTCCTCTCTTTTTTTCGCAGCGTCGTCTTCTCTTTTTTCTCTTGCTATTCCTAGATCGACTTCTTTTTGATCCATATCCAAAAGAGCATTTCTGTGAGTATTTTCTAAATCCCTAAAAGCCTCAGCAGCTTCTTCCGCGCCTTCAGTTATTGGAGCTAATGCTTGCGGCCCTTTTGTTCTTGTTATATCCAATGCTTGGTTTAATAAAGTCGCTTGTTCTTGCGCCAAGTCAATACTATCGCTTGCCTCGTACACTTTATCTCTAAAATCTACAAAACTTCTATTTGTAATAGCTGAAGAGGCTGCGATTTCATCTATTGTTTGTTGCAAATTGTCATAAGTTGAAATATCTTTTTTGTCTAATTTGCTGATTGCGCCTACTAACTTAAAAGCGTCTGGTGTTGTTAGTTGGAATGCTTCTTGAACATTTAAAACTGCATTTGCTAATTGATCTGCATTGTATATGTTTCGCGTATAAGAGCCGGTTTCAAGCAACTGATCAATACTCATCGAGTGTTTTTCTAATTGCTTCATTCCAGTTCTAAGCGCTGACAAATTAAATCCAGCAGCCTCTTCTGAAAACTCCTCTAATGATTTTTTTGATTCGTCTATAACTAATCCAGTTTTGGATAATTCGGTTATCAATTCGGCTTGTGCAGCAATAGCTGATCTTTGGCCTAATTCCATTATTCTTTCGGATAGTTCAAGAGTATTATTTTTTGTGCGGACAACTGTTTTGTCTAATGAATCGAGCGCCCTTTCCAAATCTTCTGTTTTTACTTCTGCCGATGTCATTGAGTTGTACAAAGTACCGGCAATCATAGATCCAAAAGCTATAAAAGCGCCAAAGACTGCGCCTCCAGGCCCAAAGATAGAAGCTAATTGTGGGCCTTGCTGTCCAAGAATTATGAAATTTGAGGTGCCCATTTGGGCTTGAACTGCCATATCTTGGAGTTGATAAGATATTTGCTGAGTTGCACCTTTCATTGCTTTAAAACTGCCGCCGGTTTTTTGGGCAGCCTTGTCTACGTTGTTAAAGCTAGAAGTTGTATTTTTTGTCTGTCTCTCAACTCTTTTGCTTGAATTTGTCAGCTCGTCTAAACTGTCGGTTGCCTGTTCAATGCCGTCAGATTTTACTGCCAAAACCAATGTTGCTATATCAGCCAATTTTGTTTACCTCCATTGAATGCAGATCATCCAACGTTCTAATCAGGTCAATTTCAAATACCGATAACTCGCCATATATATTGGCATAAGATTGTAGCTCGGTATAACTAATGCTGCCTTGCGCTGCATTTTTTAGACTGACAAACATTGCCCACAAATAACCAAGTTCATTTCGTAAAATCGGCGCTTTTTCTAACTCTTTTGGCTTTCTTCCAAGTGACTTCTCAACTTGTTTCAGATTTGTTAATCGACTGACTGATGAACCTTTGTCAAATCCAGCAGCCCAGAACTGCCACTTGGCAAAGGTCGAAATCTCATCAATCAGCCTTTCATAAAATTTTTCCGATCAGCAATAAAACGATCTAATTGATTGGCAATGTTTGGTGAATTTTCATATAAATACAGCGCTTTTTCTTTTGTAAAATCCACAGGCTTTTTGTTTTCTTCAAGACCTCGCCAGCCAATAGTGACCGAAGCTAATAATTCACTTTCGCCGCCTTCTTTGTTATCAAGCAATCGTCGATGATACGCTCTTACAGCCTTCCTGTACGCCTTTGAATCAATACCCTGTATCTTGATATAGAAATCGGTCAATTCGCCGTCTATCGGGCTTACAATGCGTAATTCAGCGCCTTCTTCATGATCTTCTACTGTGTATAAACTTTTAATATCCATTTGTTCCCCCTAATTAAAAAACGGGGCCGAAGCCCCGATAGTCTTATGCTGGCACTCTTGTTATTTGTATTTGTGACGCTGTTCCGCTGTCATATAGCGCAACGAAATCAAGAGATACCGTTATGGCACCTGGACCACCTACTTCTGGGTTGCCAGAATTATACTTGATGTTTGGAAGCTCAAATACATAGCTGTTGCCAGCTTGATCCGTCAAAGTAAACTCAAGGCTTGATGCTGTTTCGGCAATAAACTTGTCTATCAACGTGCTGTTTTCAAAGTAAGCTGTGATTGAGCCTGTTACTGTCGATTTGCCGATAGATGGAACCAAAGTCTCGTCACTTCCCACTACATACAGCGCTTCCATGCCGTTATCGATTGACAGCTCAATGCCGGTTACTACTGCAACGCTTGAACCGCCTTCGTTGATTGATCCGGTAAAAGAATCAAATGGCGCAGTCGTTGTTTCAGCCGAATATGTTGCACCAGATATTGCGGCAGATGCTACTGAAAATGATTTGCCGATTACGCTCAAAGATCCGGTGACCATTGAGTTTGGCGCAACAGACAATGACATTGAGTTAAATGAGCACCCAGTTGAGCGCAGATATTTATTGATGTCAGTGTGGTGACGCTCAATGGTAAAACTGCGCCTTGTTGTTCCAGCAAGCAATACATTGGTTGCCCAAGTGCCAGCCAGGGTTGCCTCCAAAAGATCATCAAAAGATCCGTAACTCAATTCCAAATTTATATCGCCACTTACGCTTTTATTGCCGTGACGATAATTTGCAATCTGCCGGTCTTGTCGTAATTCTTCAGACTCGATAGCATCTTTGGATAAACCCAAAGTTGTTCCCGTATGCCTGATTGGTGTAAAAACTGGAAGCGTTGGCGTCGTGCCGAAAGTGCTCTCAGCGACATAAGCCATGTCATGCCTTGATCCTGTTGCTATTGTCATGATTACCTCGGGGCGACATGCGCCATGTAGTTAATTGAGACAGATATTACAAACCTGTCCTGATCTATTGTGCCTGAGTTGCGCGAAACATCACCCAGTCGAACAGTGATGCCATTATAAACCAAATCAGTTCCGCGCTTGAAATGATCTGCAATCGCGTCAGCTTTCGCCTCTGCTGATTTTCTGCCTTTGCCTGATGCGGCAAAAATATCTATTTGATATACGCCAAGATATTCATCAATTCCAGCTGTTCCAAGTCCAGCTTGGCGAGTCAATCCAGTAAGATTAGTCGGCCTCAAATATAACGTAGCTTTTGTCGGGTTATATACGGTATTTTGCCATGCAACTGGGCTTGATCCCGACAATGTATTTAATCGAGAATCAAGCGCTGAACTAATGTCAGAAAATGCTGTACTCATTTTGGAAGATTCCGTATTGCTTCAGCAATCGCATTCTCAAACGCCAATATGTTAACTCGAACCATTCCTTCCGGTCTTTGTTGTCTACTATGACCGTATTCGACTCTTACGGCATATGGCAAATTATTAGTCATGTATATTGTTTGATCGCCAACTGCTTTTTGAACTTCTTGTTGCATTTCTTTTATCGTATCATTTCCATTTGGATCAATTCTTGGTGTTGTCGTTAAAATTGGAGTGTTAATTGATGTTTGCCAATTCCCTCTCAATCTACCGCCAACATATCCTTTTGGAGCTTTTGGGTTTTGCCAGTATTTTGAGTTTCCCACTGGCGTGGACTTAATTATTGCTCCAAACAAATCACTGGCAACTTCCGCTTTGACATCTTGTATATTTCTACTTGTTTTCTCCGCAAAGTCTTTAAT